AGGCATGAGCGGCGAGCAGTTTGTTTCAGCTCTGAAAATTTATGGAGAACAACATGGTCATCAAGCAGATCAAGCCTGACTGGTGGAGCCTGTCGTCTGACGACGGAGTCCAGCGTTTTATCTGGTTCGGCAGAACACGCGATGAGGTCTTAGGGAAGTTCCGAGCTTGGTTACGATGGCATGACCTCGAGCGCGTGAGGGTGAATCATGGACTGTAAATGTATCCCGGATTCATGGATCGGCCAGCCAACACCGATCTGCGACAGGTACGAACCGACCGCAGATCACTATTGTGTGTCGTGCCATCACGACGCTTTGTGTCATTTACACTTAAAAAACAAGCAAGAGGAAAAAACAATGGAATCTAAAGCCTGGATGATTTGGGATTGCAAAACAGGGTCTGTGGATGGTTATTATTTTAATAAAGCTGTCGCCGTAAGCGTATTAGAGAGCCTTAAAAACAGTGGATGTTCATCAATCATGTTATGTGAAATTGAAAAACAAGATGCAAGCCACGGCATCCCTGACCACCTTTTTCATGCTTCAAACAAAGTGGGCTTTTTTGGCAGAGCGAATGCGCCCTATGAGGTCAAAAATGAACCTTCTGACCGCGCTGATTGAATCAGGAATGATGCGCGAGGACTCGCCTGGCGTGATGTCATGGCAGCCGTCAATGAAACGCGCTGAAGCTCTTGCTGCCATTCTGAGCGGCTTTGATTACAAGCCTTTCGTCGGACTCGAAGCGAAAGACCTGCAAGGGATTCCGCACGACCACTACGCAGGAGCAATCTGGGCTGACCAAAAGTTGAGGGAGAAGAACGAATGAACAAAGACAATATCTATTTCAATCCGCCCGACGCTTATGTCAGAGAAAAGCCACCGTGGACAAAAGATGTTGACCAACACATCAAAGAGTTTTTTGCCAGCGGCGGCAAGGTGACTACTTTAGCTCACGGCGAAAGCGTTTATGGCAAACAGGCCAAGCGTGACCCTATGGCTTTCGTGATCAATCCCCGCAAATCACGCGAGGAATAATTCACGTTCATCTAGGCGGCGGTTCTGAAGCCCTTTCAGGACTCGGCCGCCCGCTTTGTTCCACTTCAAAAATTCGTCAGCGGCTCCTGCAATATCACCGCGGTTGTATTTCATCCGCAGAGTAGATGATTGCAGATTTCCGAGACCCACGTTGAAACTGAAGGAAACCAAAGCGTCAAACTGTGCTTGGCTATCAGAAGCGCTAGGGCACAGTCTAAGTACACCGTTCTCAAAACGCTGAAGATCAGATCGCAGAATCGCAACAATCCCATCGTCGCTCCACTCTTTGTCGTGTTCAGGTCGTAAAGGATAGTTCTTGCGGTCTTCGAGCTTTAGCTTCCCTTGCTCTGGATACAGAACGTGACCGTACCCAATCGTCCATAAATTCGCCGGGCAACGGTATGGGGAGCTCCGTTTACCTTCGTGATGCTTTATCAGGTCGACCGCAGCGTCACTAACTTTCATTTCTTAAACGCTTGGCTACCGAAATGAAACGCCACAATGCTCGACCAGATTATCTGTGTCTCCTCATCCCACAACAGCGCCATCGCGTCTTGAAACGCAACGCCAGTCTGAATGGCGTAGTAAAAGCCAAACCCGTCTACCGCGCAGAGAAGTAGGAACATTCCATAAGTGATCATTGGTCGCACAAGTGCGCGAAGGTTAATCACCCAGGTTGACGCTCCCTTACCGATCTCAATGTCATGCTGCATCAACGCCGATCGTTCAGACATCGCGGCCTTAATTGCAACCTGCTCCGTTTTTATTTCTTCAAGACGCTGCTGGGCAATGTATCCTCTTTCCGCCATCTCGAGTTCGCGCTCTTTCGCCGCCTGAAGCAAAAGCAATTCGTGTTTCTTGTCCTGGCGATCTTGGAAAAAGTCCAAGAGCTTCGGAAGTCCACCGGCAAGAAACGAAATCACTGTAGACAATAAAGTGAGCATTAATCTTCTCTCCCAATTAGAAACGCTGCGAATGCCAATGGAATCGCTAGAATTCCAATAACGATGATGACTGCGATTAGATTCTGGACTGCTTTTTTCTGGTTGCGACGCTGTTTTGCTGTAAGCCTATCTCTGTTTTCCCTGATGGATCGCCGCTCCTCCATCATCTCGCGATACACATCAACGCCGAATCGGTAAACAATCAACTCGCGCAATTCCTTCTCCTGCTGTTCAATCTTTTTTCGCCGCATCAGGTTATCAAGAGCTTCCTGCTCTACACTTCCCTTATGGAGCAGCTTCTTAAACAGCGGCGGATCGCGGGATTCTTCCTCGGCCTGCTTGAGATCAGCACAAGCCCCGAACCAGGTGCCTAACTGCCCACCAACGTCTTCGAGTTCGCGCCCAGCTTCTACAGCCTTCTTAATGAAGTTGAACGCGCTCGTAGCGGCAGCAAATGCTGTAACAGGATCAAGCACAACACTACTCCGCCCTCACAAATTACTTATCTGCCTTCTCGTCGAGCTTGTCAAAGATACGGCAAAGCGACGCATCAATCTTTTGCAGTTCTGCCTTGTAGTCGGTCTTGCTGACATAGACATGGGGCAAATCGCGGACATCCTTATCCAGCCTGTCAATTGCCGTGTAGATGCGATTCAGAGTCCAACCACCAAAAAAGGCCGAGGCTGTGATGGCTAGGTTAAACAGAACTTGATAGTCCACGGCTCTCTCCTACAAATATGCTGTGCAATATCGCTTCAACATGATAATCCATGTCTGTGATGCGGTAGTCGTACCGGGTAGGCGGCACAAAAAGCGCGTTGGTGTCTTCGTACCGACTTGCGTCAATGGTGTCCATCCACACCACAAAATCCGCACCAAACGCCCTGCGGGTCGCTTCTGTCGGACAAACGAAGTCAGCAACTACCGCGTTGCCCCACTGAGACGCTATGTCGCACAGGTGGCCCATGCGTTTTGCGTGTTCAATCCGGTCCTCAAGGGTGAACCCCAAATCCTTATTGATGTTCTCACGGATGTCGTCGGCGTTGAAATGGGGGCAGCGCAGCCTTTCAGCCAGCGCCGTTGCCAAGGTGGTCTTTCCACTGCCAGGCAAACCCATGACGAGAATCTTCACCACTCCCCCGACCAATGCTTCAGCCCAGACTGGGCGTACAATGAACGCTTCTCTTGCTCCCAATCAAGCCCCAAGTGCTGGCCCCTGAACACAATTGTATTGTAGGGTGGGTCTTCCCGGTAAGTCTTGATGAACCCCGTAGCGGCCATCACTGCCCGCATTTTATCAAAGACTTCAACGCCGGGGTTGGTGTCCACCATGTCCCCCAGCAAGGTCAAAGTGATGCCGTGCATGTAGGTCTGTGGCCCCAAAAAATACACGCTGGTGTGCCCTTCCTTTAGCCGTTGCAGGTACAGCATGGCCGCGCAGTGATAGGCCGGGTTCCTGGGTGCCGTCATCATAAAGTCATGGGAAAAGTCCCAGTCCCGGCAGGTCGGCAGCACCCACTTCGTGTTCTCGTCAATCAGGTCGTCCAAGGGGGTATCGACAAAACGGTCGATGTCCATGTAAACCCCGCCTTCCTCAAACAGCTTTATCAGTCTCCAGAGGTCAGTCTTCTGCACAATGTGTTTGTCAGCAATCAGGGCGTAGGTCTTGGGTTCCAGCTTCTGTTTCAGGTAACCGTCTACGTCCGCATCATCGTGGATCGTCACCTGCCAGTCTGGGTTCAGCTCCACTAGCCGCTTGATACCCTCGGCCACGAGCGGGCTACCGCTCTCCAGCAGGTCTTTGGTCTTCCAAGACAAATTAATGATCTTCGGGATCATATGACCAGCCCATCATTACGCTTCGTTGCCCTGCCTTCCTTTGCCCTGCCCTTGATCGTGGTCTCGTCCCGGCTCTCCGCCACGTTGTAGGCATGGACTCCCATCTGGTGGATCGGGAACAAGTCGGCCCGGATCAGCATGTCCAGCGACGTACAAATGCCCATCTTCATCACATAAGCCAGCAGGTTCTTGGCTACCGCCGGGTCTACCGCATACGCATGGGCGCGGCAGATGAAGTGGTAGTTCTCACCTTCTGTGGCATGGGGCGGCGTCGGAGACACCTGCCAGCCTAGCTTCACCTGTTCGTGCGACCCCAAGTAGCAGATCGAGTTAAACACTGCGTGCTGGGTGTAGGGCTGCACCATCACCGAGTCATGCTCAAGGATGACCAGCGGCTTATCTTCCAGCACACACTTCGCCCACAGGCTGATGTGGGACAAGGCACACGCCACTTCACCTCGGGTCAAGTAGTGATCCGTCACCTTGATGCAGTCCATGATGACGTTGTGGTGCGCGGGCGGCTTGATCGGATCAGCTAGGCCGTCATAGGCATCCCAGAACGCATAGGGCTGGCCTACCTTCTCACACGACGCTGCACACCGCTGGGCCTTAGACTCAGACGCTTCGTTACCCACAACACGAATGATGTAGGCTTTGCTTGGCGTCATGTCATACGAGAAGCCCAACCTCACATCAAGGCATCCAACTGCTCATGCGTGGTGGCGGCGTTGATCGCAGTCACCTTGTTTTCAAACACCACACGGGCAGCGTCCACGGTAGCTGGGTTGTACTGTGTTTCAGGGAACTGATCGACCTCTTTGCGCATCTCTTCCTGCACAACCTGCTGGAATGCGGCAGCAGCCTGTGAGCGCATACCGCCCTTGCGATCTTCAGCGGTGATGTCCTGCACGCCCCACACGATCTCCACCGGGTCTTTCGTGATGTCGAAGTGGTGGCTCGTGTACATCTGACGATGCGGGGTGATTGCAGGGCGCACTTCAATGGCTGACTTCCAGCCAGCTTCGCCACGGGGAGGCTGCGTGTCCCAGCACTGGGTGACTTCGTTGTTTTCGATTTTTACAAAGTACATAGTGTTTTCTCCTGTTGATTAGGGTGTTTTGATAGCAAGTGAAGCTGACAATAAAAACACATTATTTGGAAGCCGCAGCCATGTAGCTAACGCGCCAATTTGCACTGGACTTGAGTATTTAACCGTGTTTCCAATGCCCAAGTTTCCCGTTGCGTTATAACCCCACGCCCACATTGTTCCATCCGTTTTTATCGCTATTGAACTTTGTCTTGTTGCTACGACTTGAGACCAATTAGTTAAAGCTCCAATTTGGACTGGGCTTGACTGGCTGATAGTATTGTTTTGCCCTAATTGCCCATTAGTATTGACACCCCACGCCCACATTGTTCCGTCTGTTTGGAGAGCAAGTGAATGACTGTATCCCGCTGAGATTGCAGCCCATGTGGTTAGCGCACCAACTTGGACGGGGCTGGAACGAGATATGACGGTGCCGTCACCAAGTTGCCCTCTGCCATTGTAGCCCCATGACCAAAGAGTTCCATCGGT